CACCTTTGACGGCGACATGGGTTTGTTTGTTCCAATTGTTATAGGCTAAAAGTTTATCACCATTTTGAAAGCAACCTTTAATATCAAAACAAGCTGAACCTTCTGTTGCGTATGCTGGCAACTCAGCTTTTTCATTCACTTTATATACATTCATAATTTATTTTTTTCCTATATTATACTTTGCCTCTAATATCCAATTACCTTTCTCTTTATGAGATAGGATCTTGATTTGGTTTAATGGAGCAATTGGGTCTTGAGCGTTATCAGTATCAATAACGTTAACTAATCCCCATTCTTCAAGCAGGTTAACAATAGTGTTACGCCTTGCTTTATCTTCATCAGCAAACGTGTCTTTTTTACCATCTAAGATAAAAAGTTCTTTAAAGTGTAAAATTGAATAACGACCTTGCTTATGTAATATATGGCAAGACTGATACAGCTTTTTCTCTTTGCGGGATGAGATACCAATGCGGGTGAGAGTTTCTTTGATTTTTAAAAAACTATCTTGAGTTGGGAGGGAAACCTCAATACCAACACCCTTAAAAATGTTTTCTTCAGATTGCATAACCGACAGCACCTTTTTTATTATTATTATCACTGAACGCTTAGTTGCGATTCTGAATATTTATCATTTCTTTGATTTAGTACCAACGCCGCCTGTTTCTAGCTTCGTATGGATAGTCTTTAAATCTTCAGCTGATAACGCCTTAAGGTAAAGCTTTGCTATGGTTCTATTGCATTGATACACTTCCTGAATGGCGTCTAAGTCTATGTTTTTATCAGCTTTTGGCCACTTTGAAAACCGTTTGCGTTTACGTAATGCACCACGGTAATAATCAAATTGGGCACGATCAAATAAATGAGCGCGCTGATTTAATTCGTTTGCATGCAGGATAGTATCTTCAAAGTTTGCAAAGCCACGGTTTACCATATAAGGAACATATAGTCTTTCGGCTTGATCTGGGTTATCATGTTTACCGATAAGATCCTCTTTTGTAAAGGACACGGCATTCATAAAATCAAATGGTGTTATCTCTTTCGCCAATTACTTCCTCCAATTCTTTCATCATATCATCAAAATCTTTAGCACAAACTCCACACAATTTAAAATTCCATGGTCCGTCGAGCGTATCTAGGTTTACATCGTATATGTCTTTCTTATCAATATACTGTTTGCATTCAAAGCATTGATGCAATCCCATTAGTTTTTTGATCCATTCACTCATTTGTATTCAGCTTCAATCATTACTTCGGTTAGGAATGCAACCATGTTAACTTCGAGATCTGCGACAAAGTTTGCTTTGTACATATAGTCAGCAAGAGTTACAACAAATCCAGGTAACGATTTCATTAGAACTTTATCAGTTGCCATATCGTAAATACGACGGAACATTTCATTCATATCTTGATCGCTATTCTTTGCAACCCATTTACGCATATTGGTAAAGTCTTTTGCTTTTAACAAACGAAACAATTCATCCATAGACTCTTGCTTTAGATTAACAAAGATACCTTCGTCAATCTTACCTGAAGCTGCATACGATTGTAGCTCAGTAAGTACTCTACGGAAATCAGGAAAATGTTTTTGAATAACTTTGGCAACAACATTCTTATCGTAATCAACTGCTTCTGTGTCAAGAATTGTCTCTACACGTTTCATAAATTGCAACGCAAGTTTAGGGCGATCTGTTGTTTCAATAGTAAAATCAACTTCAGATAACCGAGACCGCAACGGTTGAATAATTCTATTCTTAAAATTACAAGTAAAGATAAAACCACAGTTGGAAGAATATTCTTCAATAAAATTACGCAACGCTGGTTGAACATTTGCGGCATTAAGGTAATCAGCTTCGTCAAAGATTACATACTTACGACCACCTTGCAATGATACAGCCGACGCATATGTTGATATGTCATAGCGAAGAGTATCAATGTTAACGTTTAACGAGCCGTTCTTTACGATATAATCACAACCTAGTTCTTCAAGCATTGCTTTTGCGATAGTAGTCTTGCCAACACCTGGACCACCAGTCAGCAGTAAGTTTGGTACACTGTTATCAGTAACAAACTTCGTGAACATTGATTTAGTTTTTTCAGGGAGAATAGTATCCGCAATCAGTTGCGGCCGATAGCGCTCAACCCAGAGCACTTCATTTGGTTTAGCATCAATAGACATATTGTCTCCATAATATAAAATAAAGTGCGGGTTTGTTTTACAACGATTGCCCGCGTTCGTTGAACCATTAGCTTACAACTTTGTCTGCAAGCTCAGCGTCTTGCGGGACGTCGGCCATCGCCTCCATAGGCATATTGCCTTCTGGCTGTCGCGTTTGTGCTTGCAAGAATGCTTCAATTTTATTCCGTAGCATTCCAACGCCTTGAAGTTCGCGGCCTTCAAAAGCGCCACGGCGTGAGGCAATGTCAATGATTTGAACTACAGTTGCCATATCTTGCAGGTTAATACCACCTGGGTTTTCTTGGGGTTGGTTTTCATCCATGATTAGGATCCTTTCTTATAAGTCGACTTTGTATCAATAGCCACGAAATACGTGACGTCTTCACCTTTAAATTCAGAGATACCTTTACTTGACAGCGTAACTCTGTAATCTTGAGGTAAGAGTTTCAAATTATCAGTTTTGATAATAATTTTAAACTCATCGGCAGTATCGCCAATTTCTACACCGTAGTCATCCGCTGCCGCAGACGAACTGTCGATGGCCTTTAAGTAACACTTTCCATCCTGACCAACAAATGCAACTTCATTAAACTGAAGAACACCTGCCGCTTTTTGAACAGATTGCAAATCATTCCAAGATACATCAACAACCACATCAGCCGAAGGCAATTCTATGGTTTTTTCAGGCGCTGCATGTATCATGGAGACGTCGGCAAACGCGTAACGGGTACGTTGTTTACCTTCTGTGATTACAAAGTATTTATCATGAAACTCTACGTCTGGTGCAGTGTGGAGTGACAAAATTGATAAAAATCTTGATAAATCGTAAATACATGCTTCAGACGGAAATTGATCTGGGATTGTCGCAGATGCAATCAATGTTTTTTCAGGCGTAATAGTACGAAGTGTATTACCTTGCTTCATTAGGATTGATTTGTTGATAGTAGAGAAACTCTTAAGAATAGTAAGAGTGCGTTCAGAAAATTTCATTATATAGCTCCTAGGTTAATCATCATTTGTTAATTTTACTACGTTTTTTGGATTTTGTCAATGGTTTTTTGTAATTCTTTGCATTACTTGTTTTGTTGGCCGTTGGCGATGCGCCGAGTGACCCAAGCGCTGACATATTACCATTAAACATATATGATCCTACGTGAGTCATTCTCATCCATGGACACATCCAAACTCGTTTTTGTATTTCTCTTGCCTTTTGACAAAAGAAGTAATCTTCAGACAAATAGCGTCTTGTCTTTGGGTCAATGATACAATCAAAGAATGCAGTGATATTACGTTCACCATCAAAGTTTTCAGTTCTTGCGTGGTCTGGCTTATATGACAATTCAGGGTATGCAGCTCGATAATCTTCAAATACTTTACGAGGGATTAACATAAATCCTGTACCTGCTTCACCAACTTCAAGCGGTTCATCCATTTTAAAACTAGTTACTCCACCTACTGGGTTGAATACAAAGTCTCCAGTGAATTCATTGAGCTCAAAAGGATTTTCATCGCCTTTACCTGCCTTTGCCGCCATTTGAACTTTTTCCCATGCAATAGTCTTTTTAGGATAAGGTCCAGTCAAAATATCATACTTATCAGGATCTGAGTGATATATTGCCATAAGTGAAATAACATCTCTTGGATTGAAACCAATGTCTGAATCAATAAACATTAAATGCGTTGAGTCCGAGCGTAGGAATTCATCAACAATATAGTTACGAGCTCTCTGTACCAAACTTTCATTAAAAAGATAATAAAACTTAATTGGAATTTTGTTGGCAGTGCAAAGCATAGCAAGATCGTTACAAGCCTTTGTGAATAAGCCTGCGCATTGTCCGCCATACATTGGTGTTCCAACGAAGATTTTATATTGTTGTAAGTCTTCAATAGTTACGTTTAAATTCATGTTGTCACCTGTTCTAAATCTTCCTCAGCCCTACGAATTGCTTGCATACGTAATACATCAGCTAAAATATCCCACGAGCTGTCGTGAGCTTTAAACATCTGTTCCCAACGCTGTTCGTCAGCAAATGGGATAAACCCGTTCTTTTGCTTGAAATCAAACTTTGCATCAATATAAGTACGTGTATCGCGGACTGCCCAATACTTTAAGTACTCTTCCATATGTAATAGTTTATCTTGTGATTGAAATAACCGGCCAAGAATAATCGGATCAAACGTATTTGACCTAGACCACCATTTGCTAATCTTTGGCGAGTCAATTAAAAAGTCATGAAATTGTTTAGCGAAATCCGCCACAGTCAAATCAGTTGGAAGTGGTTTGATATTCCTACGAACTTCAGGTCCTAGGGATTCCCACCATGCAACTGTGCTTTTGTCAATTTCCCATCCGTAGTTTTTAACTTGATCCACCACGGATAGTTTAAATCGTTTCGTTTTTGAAATATCTGCGAGGGTATATGGATCAGCTGAAACCATCTTGTCCCAACTGAATACCATTACAGAACAATCAATCACTGCACATTTCTGAGCATCTTTACCGAATGTTTCAAAATCTATAATAAAGTCGTGTTTCAAGCCATGAACTCCTCAAGTGTTGCTTGGTTGTTTTTACCGCCTGGATCAGACCACATGCGTTCGTTGTGGTTGTCCTGACGATGGTAATTAGTATCTGACATTGTTAACTCGCCACGAATAAACTTGCCAATTTCAGTATGAATATCTCTTGATGTTGGCACAGGAACGTTTTGTGCAATGTGGTTCATTTTAGGTAATCCACCAACAAGCTCAAAGTCATGCGGGAAACCCATAAGATATAAAGCTTCACGGATAGTTAAAGAACGGTCAAACTTTGGATGAATTGTGTCTGCAAGGTTACGGCCGATAACTGCGTTCATACATTCTCCAAAGACGTGAGTTGAACTGTCCCAAATACCTTTGCCCATTGCAAACTTTTTAACAGCATGGTCTGATACTTTGATACCACGTTCGTTGCCAGTGTCATGCATCCATTTATTGCAGGCAGGTAATTTGCCACTTTTATTAATATAGTTGAATGCTGTAATCTGTCCGCTTTCCATAATCACCTTACGAGGATCTTCGTTTGTTATTGACTTGATGTATTGATAATAAGGTTCTTCATCAAGTTTTTTGTTACACAAAATATCCATTTGTTGAACATCGTCTGTTAAGTCACTAAGGTATTCGTGAAACTTTTTACGAGGTCGTTTATACCAATTCATAATAGGAGCAACTTCTGAGTTCCAACCAATAGCAAAACAACGATCTCTAGCTTGTGGGATACCATGATACTTTGTAGATGTTTTATATAGAGTTAAACTATACCCTGCTTTTGAGCAAATGTCAAACAAATTATCAGCTACTTCTTTACCTTTTTTAGTAAACAAAGCCGGAGCATTTTCAACAACAATAGCTTTGGCTGAAAATCGGTTAATGCCTTCTTTAAAAACTTCGTACATCCATTCGTTCTTTTCGCATTTCGCGCCTTTGGCTGCTTCAGTCTTACCAGTGTTAAGCTGTGACAATGCTGCACAAGGTGGTGTACCTGAAATAACACTGATATGTCGACTTGAACTTTCAGGAATCATTTTATATTGTACATCACGTCCTTTGACGTTTTGCTGATAGTTAACATAATGACTATCATTTCCTTCAAAGTCCGCGTATGAATAGATAGCTTCAGGTGGTTTTCCAAAAGCTTTTTCTGCTCCTAGCATTTGTCCACCGATTAGTGGAATAATTGGGGCCCATGTAATTTCGCTCATTTTATATCCTCTATGCAAAAAAGTCTTCAAGTGTCGCAGCTTTTGTCTTTGTAAACTGCGCTGTATCAGGTCTTGTATAATTTGGGTCTGCGGCTTTCATAATGTTATCATTAATAAAGCTACCGTCATAGTATTCAGGTTTAAGAATTGCTTTACGCAGTCCTTTTAAAACCGTTTCATATTCTGTTTGGTTGTCAATTAGTCGTTGCATATTCGTATAAAATTCTTCAGGCGTTTTTGGCCGTAAGAAATCAGGAATAGGCAAATGACCTTGGTCGTCATAAGTTGGGTGAAGAAACGGAATAACGCCAGCATGGATCATTTCAATATACTTTGACGTTGTCCAACCTTCTTTAATCGGAATAATAAATGTAAACTTAACATCCTGTAGTTTATCTTGGATTTCATTAATATGTAATGATCCTTTAAACCTTTCATCAGTTTCAGTTCGTTTGTCAAGCCATTTACCGTATATGTCAACATTATCAAATTTATCAAGTACCCAACTTTTAAGCAATCCATAACGAGATGGTTTACCTTCATTAAGTACAACCATAAAGTCTGTCTTACGATCTGTATTGATTTCTTCAGTGTATTCATAATCACCACAGAACGCAGTTTCCATTCCTGCGTATTCAGAATGAACAACCCGTACTAATCTTTCTTGGTTTTCATAATCAGTAATAGAAAATGTTTCATAATCATAATCGTATTGTCCAAGAGAACGGAAAGGCATATGAAATACATCACGCGGTTGTTTGATAACATATCGTGGATCGTTAACAATTTCTATCCATCGTGGCTTACTTTCGTTTAGCCATTTAGTAATAGGAGTTGTATACCACTTAGTCATATCAAGAGTCGCGGCTGGTTTTCCATCTTGTTGGCTTTCACGTACTTTCCAAATTTTCTCTGGGATTGTAACATTACTAATTTGCCCAATCATCATAACAGAAAAGTCAAGCTCAATGTCTTTAAAATAATTAATAATGTGATTGTAATATGTTTCTGACATTGCCAAAGGAACGCCGTGCCAACAGTCAATTACATTATCATATGGAAACAAATCCAGGCGTTCAGTATCAGACAATGCGCCAAAGTCAGAACGACCAATTAGGTAAAACGTTTTGTCTGGATTGTTGTTTGCCATTGCACGTATAGTGCAAGACGCTTCGTTGTCTCCGCCAATTGGAGAGTACTTGTTAGTTTTAAATTTAATAGATTTACCGATCTTTGCGAAACCAATGTTTTTCATAATCACTTCCATTCCATCATCTTAACGAACTCTTCAGGAGTCATCGCTTTATCATCAATGTAATAAACACCGTATGGTTTACCCCATACAATTTCATCGTAAGGTACTTCGTACTTATCTAACCAATCTGTGGTTATTTGTCCGACGTCTTCAATGATTTTATTTATGTCACCGCCATGAGTCAACATTCTTCGCGCTGTGTGAAGAACGATGCGATATCCGTTTTGTTTTGCTTTTTGTAAACTTGCAATCATTGGACGGTTAGGATTTGCCATTCCGTATTTAACTTCAGATTCAGATCTGCCGTGTAACGGAGTGCAAATTGTGTCATCAATATCAACTACTAAGGTTTGCGTATTCATTAACATAATCTCTCATTCTTTGTTGGCGTTCTTCACAGTCGTAATGCAATGGCAAACAGGTTGCAATTAATAAAGCGCCGCCATCAATAATATCATCATATGCATCAGGATAATATTTATGAACCAATCGGCCAAAGCTTTCACATACCGTCTGGGGGTATTTATGCCCGGTAACTAGTTCATTATATCCATGGAAAAGATCGTGTGACAATTTACACATGTCATACATCCAATCTCCGCCGCAACCAATATGATCTCCATAAGAGCCGCGTGGATCTAATAACGTAATGCTATCGTTATATGGATTATAAAGAATATTACCGAAATGCAAATCACCGTGCATACCTGAAACTGGGCGAGCTCTATTGAGGCATTTCTCTGCAACATCAAGATAGTAATCATCTACGCCACGATCTTTGGTTTTATCAATCCACATTTTTTCAGCGTTATCTTGAAAGTCTGCGACAAATTCAAGTGTTGCTTTTTTATGGAAGTACTTGTTCATTATAATGAATACCTTTTCAATTAAGTATTCAATAGTTGACGGACTTAAGTCCTCGTGCATAAACAAATCAGATAGCAAAATGCCAGACTCGTATGACATTGTTAGCGCATATGGATCTGGCAAGATTTTAGGAACAAACATACTTTGCACTGGACTTAGGCTTTCGTACCAATTCTTTTCATTCATAATAGTCTTAACGGCAAATTTATTATCAGACTGCGGCCATTTAGTAATCATATTAAGATCTGAATTGTATTCAAACGAATTAAATTCACGAGCCTTGAACGTTAATAAAGTTGCGCAAGTTTTGTGGTATGAAGATATGTCGCCGATATCATACCATTTTTCCGTGTTGATATTATCAAATGAAGCGTGTTCTTCATATAACTCTAAAGCATCTGATATGTCATAACCTTTTGCATAATGAAAAGCGTGATATGCTTCGTATCCTCTGCTGAAACTGTATAGACCTACGAGAGCTGATGCTTGGTCAATATTTTCTTTTGGTTTATTAAAGTATTTTTTGCCGTCCCACATACACCAAGCAAAATGATCTTCAACTTCTTTTGTTAATAGAAAGTCAGTTCCTAAAGGTAGTTCTTCTTCAAGAATAATTGCATCTCCTAGCCAAACAACTAAAGGATATGTAGGATTTTCTAAACTTTTAATACCAACATCAATAGCATCACGAGGACCGTTAAGAGATCCTTGTTTTACACATTTAATATTATTATATTTTGATTTCGCAACCCACTCACGGATGTCGTCATGTTTGCCATCAACTATAACGATTTGCTTAACTTCAATACCGTTATTATGAACTGACTCAATAATATATTCAATAGTAGGTTTACCGTGGACGCGTATCATTGCTTTTGAGCAATTTGCAGTTAGTGGCTTTAGTCTTGTTGCCTCACCTGCTGCCGGTATTACTACATTTATCATAATTTAATCTCCATTCATCGTACTCGTCTTCGAGCATTGCCCATTTCATATTTGTGCCAAGACTCATGTCGTGCTTATTCCAAATAATCCACATATACGCAATCATACCACCAATTTGGTCTTTCTTTTCAATTGGCTCTCGAATATTAGAATCAAATCTAACTCGATCTGATAAAAATATTATATCACTAGGAGGGTTAGATGTAAATAGTTTTTTTCGTTTCTTACCTTCAAGAAATGTTAAACGAAGAAACATGGCTACATAATCATATTCATTAATCCACTTTTCGGCCAACTTACGTGGTAAGTCTTTGTGATATGGAGGATTAGTTACTACACCTGTAGCCCATTCATCCTTGGGTAATTCCATTGCGTCATATGATGTATTTATGTGGGTTAGTGTATCATCATATTGGTTAAGGTCCATACTTTTTACACTGTGACCGTTTCGCAACAGTTCAGAGCTTATATGGCCGCGGCCTGCGCAAGGTTCAAGTAAATTTTGTGGAGGATTACCATACTTACACAATATGTATGTGGCAAGTGGCGGTGTTGGATAAAAGTCATTCTTTTTACGATTAGGATCGTCTTTTTTGACTCCTACGTATATATCAGTTAAACTATTAGCCAAGATGAGTTACCAATATTCCTGCTTCTTTAAACATAGGTGCTGATTGAGTATCCCATAGTTCAACCCATGTTTGTGGAGTCATTGGAGTGTTTGGTTTAATTACAACTCGACGAACACCTGATTGGATAATAAGCTTTGCACACTCAGGACAAACTGGCAAACCATAAACGTATATAGTAGCATCCTTAACTGATACACCTGAATAAAGAGCATTCATTAACGCATTTGATTCAGCATGGACAATTAACGGATATTTTAATTCTCGTTTGTTAAGACGTTCTTCAGTATCTTCAACACCTTTAGGAAAACCATTATATCCTGTAGCAAGGATACGTCTTTCATCGTTTACCGCGACGGCTCCAATTTTGCTCGAAGGATCTTTACTCCAGGTTGAAATTGTTTTAGCCAATTCCATAAAACGGTTATCCCATTTTGACTCGCGGGCGTCTTCTTCGCGGTTGCGTCTCCGCATATATGCCTCATAAGGCTCACGTTCTTCCATAATATAATCTTTCAGTTTTTAATCAGTTACTTCTACGACAGATACAACTCTTGTTGCTGGTATTCCATGATCATGCCATGCGCCTTCCTCACAATTCCATACACCAACTCTGTAATCTGTGGTTGCTGGAGGATTATGTAAACGATGGTGTTTATCCTCTGGAATTAGTTCTGGTTTTAACGTAACTTCGCACGATCTTGTAGTGCTAGGTGTATCTGCACGAGTTTTTGAACTTTTGTTCCAAGTCACAAGAAATTTACCTTCTTTTAGCCTAGATTTCAGTCTTGGTTTTGTCCACATTGTTGTTTCCTAACATAATAGTTTTGTCTTCCATCTGCTCTTTAAAATCAACAACCTTTTCTTTTTCAATCATATCAATGATTAGTGTTGTAATATCAAGATCCTTTTTGAGAAAGAACATTTTGTTTTGTATTTTTTCAAGTTGCTTTTGATAATATTCAATTTCTTTTTCTTTACGAAGCCGGGTCTCAATAATATCAGATATAAGAATTAGTTTACTCATGTTATTTATACTCACGTGTTTGTTTGCAATCAACCATTGCTTGCTTCTGCAATCCTTTTTATATTATTACCTAATATAACATTAAACTCTTCATCTGTCAACTTATATTTTAAGCCTTCAGATAATGCTCTACTAAAACTGGCAGTGACATTGTCGTTTAATCCAAGTTTGTTACATGCTTCGTTTGTGCTGTATCCTCCACTCAAAAACACAACACGTTCTACATTATGAAACACTGTAAGGTTATGATATAGATTTGGTACTTCTGGTGGTGTTAGTTTGAGAATACATTTACCTGGGAACTCATCCAAGAACTCTTGTAAATGATACATAAGAGCATCTTCGACTTCGCCTTTGATAGGATGGTCAATAGGTACTTCAGGTTCAATGATTGGTACAAGTCCATACTCGCAAATAGTGTGAGCAAGTGTAAACTGTTGTTTAAGTACAGGATGGACCATACCTGCGCTGTGTACAATGCTACGCATCTTGGTGCCATAAATTTTAGGCCCGATGCCATTTGTAGCCCACTCCAACATCTGCTTTACTGGAAACTGTTTGAGTGTGCCATCTTCATTAACTCCACTGTCAATCTTTAGGAACGTGTCAATACCTTTTTCATCAAGGATATTAACCATACCTCGTGTTACTGTGTCTTGATAGAGGATTGCCGCCCAGATGTTACTGTCATTAAAGCCTGGTGAGTTAACCATACGCAAACGCATTTCGTGTACACGTTCCATTTTGTTATCTTCTGTGTATTCACGTCCGTAACGTTCTAGTACGCCACCTGTGCTTCCACCACTGTGATCCATTGCCGCAATAAATCGACTCATTCCATATTCTCTTCCATTGTGCTTTTTAATGTAGCCAAGACGTTTTCAAGTTTGGTCAACATATCAGTACGTACACAAACTATTTGAACTGGTCGGTGTACTCTACCTTCGTCAGTTTCTTCAGTGGCGTCAAGCAGATTAAACAGTTCTTTAATACTATCTTCCAAGGCAGCTAACTTCTTCTCACTAGATAAGGCTCTTTCAGCCCATTCTTCTTTAGAGGCGGCTTCGATCTTATAGCTCATTTAACTAGACCAAAGTGGCGTTCGTAGACATGCAAGTTCATTACCTGCCATACAAGCATACCCTTTTCAATACGATCATTAACGCCATAAGTATCAGCGCAATCATTCCAATCTTTTACAAACTTATCCATCAAGTATTGAGCCCACGCATAATCGTTTTTATAACCAAACACGACATCGTTTGACCGCATTTGAGATACCATTTGTAAAAGACCATCACGGATATAAAATGTTTGTGCATTAGTACAAATAAAGTCAGACTTACCGCCTTCATCAAACTCAACCCAGATAGATGGACGATTGTAAACCATTTGAGCACGACGGCTATCAGGGTTCTTTTGCAATTCGTCAAAAGCTTTCTTGTATTGATTGTGATACTTATTTGCAAAAACAAGATGGCCATAGTTAGAATTAATATTGCCATGCGGGTCAGCGGCGTATTCCCACGCTGCAGGTGGATTTTTATCAGGACCATGAATATCATTAATGTTTGTAGATTGGCTTTCATACCAAGCTATTTCTTTATCAATATATTCTGTACTAGGTGTACCAAAGATTGCTGGCTCTGTTGCAATAAAGTTTGCACCAATCAATTCAATAGTCTTTTGACCTGTCTTGTCAATTGTAAACGCTTCATCAGCCAACTCACCTTTAAAGAATTCACGGATATCGTGTACGCTATCAACTCTCATTACGAACTCCATCTAAAAATTTTGCAACGGTATCATATGTGTTACCCACTCCACCGTTCTTTGTTATATTTATGCTCAGCTTATGTTTACAGCTTGACTCGTTGAACGCAGTAGTAAACGCGTTACGACTATATAAGAAATCTTCTTTACTTTGTTCAAGACTCTCGCCATCATCACGAGACATAATACCCTCAGTAGTATCAGTCAACAAAACTAATGCAGCGTTTTTGTATCCACTGAGAAACCTTCGGTCCAATTCATAAATGTCTTTACCGTCTGCAGCACGATACTTTTCGCCATAGACGATTGCACCGAGATGGAAACGGTCAAAGATAATATCATAATTCATTTGATTTACGAGTCGTTTAGACGCAATGAACAAAGACTCATAATGTTCTTTTTCCCAACCATTAGGATCTTTAAAGTCAGGAGGAGACGATGAATGGTGAGCCATTATGTTTGGATTTTTAAAATATTTTTTACGTAGGTTTTGCACCAATGTGGATTTGCCACAGCGATCCATACCTTCAATGATTAGTAGCATTTATACCTTCCTATGATAATTGGTTTGAGAACATAAGTTGATTGCTTTTAGATTCAGTTAAGTATTGTGCAGTCAAGTTTTTTTCAACCGAGAGGGCTGTCTCAATTTCAGTTTCAATTATATCACTATTTAGCGGATTTGTAAAGGATATTTTTTCACGAGGAGTGTGAATGGCGTATATGTGAATAGTATCTTCACCAATCTCTTTCATTACACGAAGAATACGCTTATTGGTACCATCACCGCCTTTATTATTTCCATTCTTATACATACCAACGCGACCATTCCAACCGCCTTTGTTTGCAGCCTTACCAATTTTCATAAGTTTGTCGTCAACAAACATAAAGTAAACCATATCGCCGAAGTCACGATATTCTGACCAACGAAGTTCAGGAAACCAATTAATTTCAGTTTCCGTTACTTCAAAACGACCGATGTAAGTTTGAGCTTTAGCAAGATCTGCAATAGACATTATGCAATACCTTTATCACGTAAGTTGATTTTCTTAGCACCACGGTTATAGGCTCCTGCCTTGCCGCGGAATGTTTTGAAACGTTTCTTTGACGACTCACACTTTGTAATGGAGCCGCCTTCAGAAACAAACTTTTTCACAAGATCTTTATAATCCATTATGAATAATCCCGGATGTAAACGTCATAGTGAGTAGCGTTTTCCCAAGGTGTATCTTTAGCCCACTGAGACGGACGTGGACCACGAGGACGGATACGAAGTCCTTGTGTTTTTTGTTTACCATAAAAGCTCATCATACCTGTCTGTTTGCGAGCACGTTTAATGAAACTGTTGCGTTCAACAAGTATTTCTTTAAGATTTGCAATCTCAGGATCATCAAGAGATTTACAAGTAAAACGGTAGTCAGAAGAAGAGCGGTTTTTATAAGTTACATAAGCCATGATATAGTTCCTTTTCATTTGATATAATCAATATAACTGATTCTATATGGAATGTCAATAGTTATTTCACATATTTTTGTAACCAACGACACTTTGGTTGGATTTTAGCAAGATAAGTCCAGCACTCAAAACAGGTACCTTCATAAATTGGTTTATTAGCGTCAAGATCTATGAGGCTAAAATCCTCAGGGTTTTCCCAAGCAGGAAGTACAAGGTAGTTAGAAAGAAGTTCGGATTTTTTAGTGTATAGTGTCATAGAGTGATTCCTTTTGTTATAAAATTACTCTATACTATTTCATAACGAATGTCAATCGTTATTTACCCATTCTTTAAAATGATGTGCAAAAGCTTTTGCGTCAAGCAGTTGCTCAAAAAAGAATGTATCTTCATATACGTCTGTATACTTTCTATGAACCCATTGTTGTCTGAACATTTGAACCTTACAGTAACTTAAAGCATTATGTCGAAGATCACTATGGATTTGAACTGAATGCGGTCCTTCCCGCATCCATCGTTGTTTGTACTCCGCAATTTCTAGCGGGTTAGTCAGCTTTGTCATTTATTAAGCATCCGCATACAAGTAAACACTGAGTTTTCATTTAAACAATCTGACCAAATATGGATTATATACCATCCACATAACACAAGAGCAATTGCAATTGCGGTTCCGTATATTAATCTTTCAGTCATTACGCAGCTGCTTCTACAGGTTTCATAGTGATCTTAGCAAATGCATTGCTATCATGCAGGCGACGAAAGTAATCCGCTGCTTGCTTATGAGCAAAACCGGTTGCAAACTCCTGCAACTGATATTCACCATCTTTGAAAGAAAAAGCTTCAATTCTAAAGTACTTATTAAGCATAATCATATTCCTTATATTCAACGATCTTCATAAGATCTTCAACTAACTGCTTACCGTACTTGGTAAACAAAATTCCTTGTTCCCATACAAAATGCTCAACATCTTGAGAATGGTAAAAAGTTTCAGAACCAGTAATCCAGCTGAGTGCTGTTTTGCGATCATTGGCTCCAAGGCTAACTACATCTTGAACACGAGCTTCAAACTTGGCAACATCTTTCTCTTCTTGAGATTTAGTTTCAGCCATTTGGATTTCAAGGGCGCGGCAATACTCATCCCACGTCTTTTGCTTTTCAGCAGGAGAACAATTGTTCCAATCATCCCAATATGCACCACGAGGTCTATAACCATAAACTTCTTTGTGTAAGTCTGAAATACAATCATCTGAGTATGTGTAAGTCATTATGCTACCTCATATCCTAATACAGTTTCTGCATATCCACTACCGTACTCGCTAACAATTGCCAATACGATCTGCTCACGTGGTTCAGTATCCATATTATCAATCTTTGCTACAGCGCCTTCAAAGTCATCCGAGTTAATCATCCACTGTACTGATTGAAATCCAGTTAGATCACCTTCATATAGTTCAGCAAGATCAGTACCTTGTGCTTCTACAAAATAACTATAAGTTTGGTCGATAAGTTTCTGAATAGACATGTTAGTTTCCTTTGTTGATATATACAATCTATCTGATTCGCGAGCAAATGTCAATAGTTAATATCTCTTTGAAAGATAATTTCTTCAATTTCTTCTAGAGTCTCTCTGCATGTAGCTAGGATAGCAGAATCTGTTGCAAGGATAAGTTTCTTAGCTGCAAAGATTTGATCGTAACGGTCTAGACCTTGAGGAATTTGGTCTGCGATTATCTGAGTGAAACGTTTCATGTTTTATCCTTTCTGTTTATAGAATCAGTATAAACCATTTCATAATGAATGTCAATGGCTATTTTAGAAAACTTTGACATTATATTTCTTTTCAAACGCAATTGCATGTTCCCAGGTATCAACCATTGGCTGACCTTTAATATTTAAACTAGTATTCAATAACATTGGACAACCTGTCTTGTCATACCATTCTTCAAGGATTGGACGAATAATTGATTTACAGTTTGGTTTAACTACTTGAACTCTCGCAGTTCCGTCAATATGCGTTACTGACTTATAATCGTGTTTTGCCTTTGCTACGAATTGCATATACTCATTCATTGGTCCTTCGAAATACTCAGAAGCAAATTCTTCCAAGATGGCAGGTGCAAAGGGTCGAAATTTTTGTCTACGTTTAATTTGGTTAATAGTGTCTTTAACATCTCGTCGAGGGTCAGCGAGAAGGCTACGATTACCAAGGGCACGAGGGCCAAACTCAGCACGGCCATTCGCGATACCACAATAGGAATTATTAATAAGATGCTGAACAACATCACTAACTTGTATTTCATTTTTAATCTCCGTTCCAAGATATGGATCTTTCCAATATAATTTTTTACCATAAGCTAATGCTGCTGCACCTAAAGAAGATCCACAATCGCCAGGGTTTGGCATAATCCAAACTTCTTTAAACATTAGTTTTATTTTACTATTGGCAACACAGTTTAAAGCTACTCCGCCGCCATAGCACAAGTAGTCAGAATAATGTTTTGCCTTATTCATTATTTTTATTATTTCTTGCTCAAGTTTGTGTTGAGCGCTTGCTGCAATATGATATTGATGAGATCCTAAAGCAATATCTCTTAATCCTTTATGCAGGTTTTGTTTTAAAACATAATCCATATTTACTTGTGGTTTACCGTATCCTGCCATGCCCATAAGGATATATTCATCTTCCATAGGTTTTAAGCCAACGTAATGAGTAATAGCGCTATAAAATAAACCTAAAGATTTAGGGTACTTCATGGACCATTTCTTTTTACCTTTATACCATATTGAAGTAGTATCCCATTCGCCTATAGCATCAATTACTACGCAAACCGGTTCTTCTTCAAAAGGTCTTGTATAATATGCAGCAGCCATATGAGATTGATGATGATAAAAACTAACATCATAGTCTGTTCTTTTCTTTTTAGTACCTTGACCTGCGTACCATTGGCGAGTTTGTTTAAGCCAAGGCTTTTCATAAAACGCAACTTTAGAGGCCTCAAGCATCTGTGAAGGATGGAGCCAACGATCATTCTTTTTTCGGGAAAATCTTTCAGCATGTGTTGCGCTGATTATTTCTGGGCCATCTATTAGGGTAGCGCCAGCATCGTGAAAGCCTTCGCTTATTCCTAAAATTTTCATAATAAATACCCTTTTTAACAAATGTATAAATATTTATATATGACAAATCTAAGGAGGTCAACATGGAAAATTCTGACATTCAAAAGGCTGTGATACGCAGTCAACATTGCCAGCGCAACTTTGATTTAAGTAAGACTATCCCAGAAGAGGATATGAAGTTATTAGAGACTGCAATTACAGAGTGTCCTAGTAAACAAAATTTTGCCTTTTACAAAGCTAATTTTATTACAGATAGAAAAACTATTGAAGCAATTCATGAAAACACTGAAGGCTTTGGAGTTTTAGCAAATCCTGATGAACCTTATTCAAAAGATAATGTCAAATGGTCGACAAATTCACAAACTCTTGCAAACTTGTTAGTTGTAATGGAATATGTTGAGCCAACGGATTCTCATAAGTGGAGAGATAAAACCTTTGGCGATCCATGGAAAAGAGATGCTGATATGGCTGTAGGTATTGCTGCAGGATATTTAAATGTGATTTCATCGATGAAAGGTTATAGAACTGGCTGTTGTGCCTGTTTTAATAATGAAGCAGTAAAAAAAGTTTTAAATACTGAAAATGATATTGCGCTGATGATGGGAATTGGATATAAAGATGATACAAGACCTAGAAGAGAACATCAATCAGATCCAGACTTTGTGTTTCCAACAAAAACAAAAGAAACAATCGAGGTAGCTTATATTTAAATTATGACACACCCAAGAAATGAGAGTACCAATAGGTACCCACTATTTAATGAGTTGATACCTGAATATACAAAAAGCAATACTTTATTAGACTACGGCGGCAGCAGTGGTAATCTTTTGCATTTTTCAAACGGTGCTATTAACGAAGAAACTTATACTTGTGTTGACGTAGTTGAAGAAGCTATTTCCGAAGGCAAAAAAGAATTTTCTAAAGCTCAGTTTGTTCATCTAAACAAATACAATGAAATGTATAATCATGATGGAACAAACGATCCCTACGTCTATCCAGTAATGACTCATAAAGATTTCATATGGTCTTACAGCGTTTTTAGCCATATGGTAATTGAAGACATTATAGAAACACTTTATTGGTTTAGATCGTTGAACCCAAAGAAAGTTATTATATCATATCTTTGTAACGACGGCGACGGTAGAGCAAATACGGTGTTAAATTACTTTTATAATAAAAGAGTAAACAAATATGGCGAATGTGTTGACTTTAGAAATAATAATGAAGATTACTTTTATGTTATAAATAATGAGTATAATACAGGAAACGGTGATGAATTTATTGCAGTGTATAAAACCGAGTTTATAATTGAAAAATTAAAGAAACATGGAATGAATGCAACCAAAATATATACAAGTAATTACCCTATCCCATTTTTAAACGTAAACTTAGGAGAGTAAATTGGCATACAGATATTCGTTCACAGTTACTAAACCTGCTAGTAGTACTTCAATAACTAATGCAACTATACAAACAAAATATATGGAGTTTGAAGCGGCCGGTAAAATCATTGGCGGAGATACTACTCCTGACCCTGAAAACTCATTAATTGAAAATCAGTACATAGATTTCGATACAGAGGCTTCATCAGCAGAATTTATTTCTGCTCTTCAGAGCGAACTTGGAGTTGGTCAGGTTTTAGAATCTGGCGTTACTATGTCTAACGTTTCAGGCGCAGAAATTTAAGGATAGCTTTCATAAACATTTTTATAGTTGATAGCTATCCTATGTAATACTCTTTCTTCCATCTTGTCAAATTCCCATCTCTTGTGTAAGCTTAACCATTGGTCTGATAAAAGAATTTGCCCATCTAACCAATTATGATGATACGAATGTTGCTCATCTAATATGTATTCAACTAAACGGTTGTGAATACTTTTAAATTTATCTTCATCAATTTGATCCATCCCAAACACTTGTAAGAACGGGTAATATAAACTAGTTTTACCTGATGCTACTGTCATTACCAAATCAAAGAGACTTTCTGTATTAACATGGTCTCTAAAATATGGTGTTGTACTATACTTACCTGCCTCGTACCCAAAGAAGCATTTTATATTTTTAATTTCTTTTTTAAAATCATCAGGTAAATTTTCGTATACATTAGCCATATTAATAAAGCTAGTCCTGCTACCTTCCATACCTTCAGCGCCATACATCCAAACAATAGGATCTCTGTTTTTATTGCTTGCTTGATTTGCATGCCAATCTAACGCGCTTGTATGCCCAAACAACCCAGGCTCGCCTTTATCATTCTTCTTTCCTGTAACTCTGATTATGCCGTCAATAAGATTAATAGGATTAGACCGAGACTTATTACGCTGTTTCATAACGTCTCCAATTATGTGCGCAATTTCTAATTGATTTTCTGGACTAATATCTATTTGCTTATTAAATACAACAACAGTTTGCTCTGACAATAACTTAGCAACATTTAGTATATCAGAAGACGATAAATCTCGTATATCATCCTCAACTATAACGGTCCAACCGTTTTCATGTAAAGTATAATCCATTTAATCCTCGTATATAAATTTATTTGGATCTTTATAAAAAATGTTCCCAAATATAGGTTTCTTTTTTTGTTTTGGTTTGTCTTTCGTATCTATATATTCATCTAAAGTAATTTGTTTAAAATTTGATATATCATCACACCGATAAATTCTTTTGTCTATATCATTTGCGATTTTTTCAAAGTCTACATCTATCATTTCTATATCTGCTTGCTTTGATATTTTCTTAGCAATGGATAATTGTGTTGTACACATAGGATGCCAATCGTATTGATCTTTAAAATCAAATCTGCCTTTTTTCCAAACCTTTGCAGTTTCTTTATCAGCTAGTCCAACTTTGTGAAAGTCTTTTATTAAAAAATTAGATTTATCGTAAATGGAGCTAAGTTCTGTTCCGCGATCATCTGAGCTATAATCTTCTGCACTTGTGTACCAATGAGTCAAATTTTTTGCTTTTAACAGATCGTTTACAATTTGCATATTTCTTACAGTCTTTTCAAACCAATAGTCATCGTCGTAAAAATAATAATAATGATTTTGTATTTCTTCAGATTTATTTTGGGCGTTGTGTACATTACCTAATGTATTCCATTCACCATCTTTTTTATTATCAAACTTATGATAGAATGGCCAATTAATTATAAATTTTGTATCATACGGTGGACCTGCATCTTTAATATATGGATAAGTTGTGTATAAGATATAATCTGAACCCATAGCCCAGTTGCCGATGTTAATTCTGCTTTCAAATCCAGCACAAAGAAAGTCTGCCCACGTAGGCCATAAGTATTTTACAAAGCTGCAGCCATTAATGATTAAGTCGTATTTCACTTAATAAATCCTTTACGTCTTCCCAAGTAAATGTATCTTCTGTATATCTTAGCGGTATACCTATTAAATATCTATTGTATTCTGAAACCGGTACACTGTGCTGTTCAACAGAGTTTAACATAGCAAACTTATAATCTATATCTCCGTACTCAGTAAAATTAACCGGTCCATTTTCTATTGAAACAATGTAATTAATACCAAGATGATTTTGCTCAGGAACTCTGTAATGAGTATGTTTAACAAGTTCTATACCTGCCTTTAAAAATAAAGCTCTAGGTTTTTGCACTTTAATATATTTACAGTTCAAGATATTAGATAACTGTTCATACAACTTTTTACATTCTGGGCAAACATTAAAATCAATATCACACGCTTTCCAATCATTCGTTTCCATCATCCATTGTGTGGTTGAGTCAGTTGCGTGTATATTATTATAAAAATTACCATAGTTTGAATAATTAAGAGATACTACTTCTAATGATAATTCCTGCCAATCAACATCAAGCTTGCTAGGATCTAATTCTATTAAATAATTTTCCTTCATCTTGTATCCACTGGCATATTAGCTAATTCTTTATTGTGCAAATTTAAAATTCTCATATTACTGATTTGCACCCACTTCGGTTGTTGTAATATCCATTCTATTGTTTCTGCAACATACTTTGGTGGCATTGGTAAAAATTTATCTATATCAGCGTCTTGGTATTCTTCTTCTGAGTAATTCCACAATTCACCTCGGCCACCGCAAGTCATAAGAGTATCAACGTGAGCAGGTTCTAAACTTGTCACACGAATGTTTCTTGTTCGACTTTCGGATAAATTTTCACTTAGCTTTTTGAGTGCTGACTTTGCGGTTTGATAAGATAACCTCCAGTTTGTCATATTCGGATAACCATGTACAACTGCACAGCTACTTGACATATTGATAATTGAACTCCCAGGTTTCATTCTTTTATAATATTCAGTCATTAAATGTCCAGCGGCAATTAAGTTTGTTTCCATTACGGTTGAAAAGTCGTGATCTAATATACCTGCATTATTGATAAAGACGTCAGGGTTTATTTCATTTAATAACAATTCACGAAAAGCTGGATCAGTGATGTCTCCTTTTCTTTCAGGATTACCTGTTCTACTTACACCTATTACATTATATTTGTATTTAAAATGATTGTATATTGCTTCGCCAATACCTCTTGAAGATCCTGTGATAAGCATAATCGGTGGCTTTTTAAGATCAAATCTTTCTGAAGATATTTTAAAAAGCATTACACTTTGAAAGCAACTTAAATTATTTTCATCATCAAACATTTTATATCTATCTTTTAAAACAGAAACAGTAGCAATGTTATATCTATTAAACTTTTTGGCACTGGACTTTAACGCGGCGGTTTTATTAAATTCCATACTCGCAAAACAATTTTCTTTGTCAGTATTTTCTATAACCCATTGGTATTGAGCCTTTAGCATCATAAAGATTGGAGTTTCTTTGTTCTGCTCTAGGCTTGATGTGTAATTACGATACTTTGGATCAATAAAAGATCTCGTTCCTATTCTACAAGTATAGTGTGGAAAACCTTCTTCTTGTATACCTGAAAAGGCTACAATATTATCTCCGTCTCTAATAACGGTATATAACAAAAACCTTTTTTCGTGAATATATTGAAACCAATCTTTATTTCTATCAGTAGAGTTATCAGCTTGATATTTCCAATAGGCTAAAAGATCTTTTGGAGGCGTTTCATAATTTTGTAATAACATCTACAGTTACCTTAAATCCAATATCGTTCATATTATCTTTTAGCTTTTGTATTTTTGATAAAGTACGTAAAGCTTTTACTTTATTATCATATGTATCTTCAATAATAAGAGTATTGCCATCTATATATTTTGTTCTGTTTTCAGATAAAGCGTTTTCTAAAATTTCCGTATCTTTATCAGACATATAAGATCGTACAAAACCATCCTTGTAATTATCAAGCCAGCCTTCTTCTTTATATGTTTTAATTACAAGAGTTATATTCTTTCCCATAGTTTACCCATCCTATAAATGTAGTCATTACCAAGATCTGCTTTTCTTATATTATTATGGTGGTCAGTATGCTTTTCGTCACCCCACATTAACCAATGCAACCAATGAATGTTTGTACTTGTATCAGATCCAGTACGTTTACTTATATCGCCATGATCTAAATGAACTACAATTGTTGTAAATTGTTTCCACCAAAAGGACATGGCAATAATTGGAGCTAATGGTATAAGCATTAGTAATAACAGTTTATAATGGTATTTTGTGAAAAACCTAACGTAAGGTTCTTTTTTTAATCTTACAGCTTCTTTTAAGTCTACAGAAAAAGCCTCACCATAATTACTAAAAATTGCTTTAAACAAACCAACGTGTCGCCATTCATGTGGATCTTCATCTGTTCCAGATGTCCTGTGGTGCTTTATATGCATACCTGCCCACATAATGGCCGGACCCATGTTTGTAGGAATATATAGTATGTGTCCTAATAATATTCCAAGGTTGCTAAACTCAAAATGGCGGTGTGTAAAATATCTATGTATAAAAACTCCATGGCTTAAATTAAACCACAATAAACTAATTGGAAATACCATTAGTAGAGTAAACAGAGGCAAATGTATAAAATACACGGCAGTTAATATATGAGATATCAAAGCAATGATATGAATTTTTTGTAGGTCAGACATATTCAATAGCCTTACCTAATTTATACTGTAAGTCAAAATTGCTAAGCTTTTCTTTATTTGGGTGTAAATGATGTTGCGTATGTAGTTCATCACCCCACATAATAGGCCATAACCATTTGTTGTCTGCGCTTGTGTCTGCGCCTCTTCTTTTTGATGTATCCCCAAAATCCAAGTGAACAACAATAACGCTAAATTGTTTCCACCACCAACACATTCCAATAATTCCTCCAAATACTGGCATCATCCAAAATAATATCTTGTAATGATTATTTGTCATTTGTTTCATATAAGGAGTTAATCTAAAAGTTCTTATGAGTCTTTTTTTGTTAATCGGTGAATACTCAACATGCCATTCACTAAAGAATATTTTCCAAAACCCAACCTTACGCCATTCGTGAGGATCGTGGTCTGTACCGCTAGTCGCGTGATGCTGTTGATGTATTGCAACATACCCAGGTAGCTTGCCCATATTTGTCATAATAGCAATAAGATGTAATAGGTAAAGAGCTCTATTAGAAAAATTAAATTGTCCGTGAGATAAATGCCTATGCATAAACACGGAATGACCAATGTGATATGTTAAAAGACTAATAGGAATAATCCATAAAAGATATTGCCAACCGAAGTATAAAGTATGAGCTATTAAAACCGCAGTACCGACTGCAGCTACAATTTGCGTATTTCTTAATTCTTTTTCAAATCCTATCATTTTATACAGCCTACAATATGAATTCTTTCGTGTGTTAAAGAACAATTCATTGCAGTATGCGGTAGAGTTGTATCAAGTAAATATGGATGCGTGTCCGCAGGAACGTGATACAATTGTTTATCAACTGCTAAAAAGCAATGAGGATGAGTGGTTATAGCCAAATGAATTCTTCTTGAAAAATCTTTATGGTATGAATAACATTGTCCCGGTTTTATTTTTAATATCCTGGTTCTATACAAATTGTTTTCTGTTATAAACCTTGAAATTTCCCAATGCGGTTCAGTATTTAATTTTGTAAAATCTGCCTCTGTAAAGTTTTCACCATACGTTGAACCTACACCATCGTGCCACTCGCCAGTCGGTGACTGCAAGGATATTTGAGTATCGTTCCACCATCCATGTTTCTTAATGATAAAATCTATATCCATTTGTATACGATTTAGATCATATGTTTTATTTATTTTTTGCATGTAATTATTTATCAAACGCTAATTCAAAATTTTTAGAAATAAAATGAATCATTATCACGCCTTCAACACCTACTTCTGTTTCCAATTCTCGTTTTGCCATTCCATGCTCTTTGGTACCATGCGTAAATGCTTTTAAGTTTCTATATAGATGTTTATGATGCCACCTTTTTGGTAATGGAAACAACTTAACTTTATTCTTTTTGGTTTTGTACGCCATGATAGTTTCGTTATCGTACCCAAAGGCAGATTGGATTTGTGGGAGATACATTGAAAACTCGTCCTCTTTCAGATCCTTCATCATTTGGATTACATCGTCAATATCGCTAAAGTAATCTATTTGTTCCATAACAGCGCGGCTTGCGACCATAATACCAGTGTTAAAAATGTATTGGTCAGATTCGTAACCTTCTTCTTCAAGCATAGCATGAGCGTTCCAAAATTTACTATGCGGACTCCTAAAATCAAAGTTATACCATTTGTAATAATCGTTGCTTGCTTTGCGAACTCCTGCGTTCCGAGCTGTTTGAACTTGACAACAAAAAGTTGTACTCGCTGGTACGTAATCAAAGATGCTATGCGGTTTTGTAAAGTAAACATCGAGATCAACATATAAGACCAAATCATAATCATATGTCAGTTTATCAAGTAGCCAAACTTTATATAGATTAATTACATCATATTCCGAAAGGCCAGGGAACTTACTCAAAAACTCTTCGTATTGTTCATCGCGTTTAAAATGAATGTATTTTGAACCAATTTCCTTTGCATACCATTCATGGTTTTCAATTAACCTATCTTTATATTGCGCCAGACGATCTTTAGTTCTTTTGCTTTTATTTACATCGTCATCAGGCGGTCCAACCGGGTCGTCAAGTTTATCATCAGGAATATCTATATGGATTGAATAGATAGCTGTTGTCTTATCTTTAAAGAATGCATTGAATTTTTTATTGATAAAATGAATTATATTTACATCTTCTATTTTAGTATCGTTAGGTCTATGATCCACAATCCAATGCCACTTATCGTCCATAATTTGATATGGTACTTTGTATTTTTCAAGGATATAGGAAAAGATAGACTCGTTGTTAGCATAATAGTTTATTCTTAAGTATGCTAATTGTCTATGGTCTTTATTATCAGGATCTTCAGGTTCGTAAAGTCTAATGTCTTGTATTTTGGCATGAGCTTCTTGCATTCTTTCGACATATTTAATTTGTTTAATATGCTCGCTTTTACCAATCATAATACCAGTGTTTATAACATGGTTATCTCCACCATCCAAAAGGTCTTTTGTAATATGATATTTTAGAGTTGGGTTGCGCATTCCAACAGAAGAATATAAAACATCATTAACTTCTTTTGATTGGATTTCATCATCCATATCTTTAATCGCAATACCTTTTGACAAATCCAATTCGTCAAATACATTTAGGTCTGTATTAAATACCACATCCATGTCAACATACATAACTTCATCGTATTCTTCTGCAAGCTTAGCAAACAAGTGGTGTTTATACAAGTTAACCTTAGTAAATTGCATTTCGTTTTTAACGTCAAAGTCTTTTATTTCATTACGATAGAAAATCCAATCAGCACCGATCTTTTTGCAGTACTCTTTTTTGTTTTCAACTAATCTATCAAAGTACTCTTCTACTGACTGTTCGTTTGCCATAAAAATCCAATGGCGTTCCTCGTCATGGACCATATCGTCAATTTCATCGTAACAACTAAAAATTACTCTTTTCATTTTCCAATTACCATATATCTCGTGTAATCTTCAGACGGTTTTATTTCGCCTTTCCAATATACTGCGTTTAAATTTAACTCTTCTACAAACGAGTCTAAACTATCGTGAGTATTGATATGCTCGGGTTCTGCATGATAGTTATTGCTTTGAAAACATATTAAGGTATTATAAGGTTTTTGTCTTAATACTAATTTAATATCATCTCTTTCCATATGCTCGCAACTTGTATTGATAATGAGCTGAAAATGATCTGTTCTTTCAAAATAGTATTCCATAGCGTCATCAGTAATAGGCCAAATGTTTTCGTACTTTCCATTCATTAACTTATGGCTGAACGTTTCACACAATGGGTCCATATCTACATTGTGTATTTTAGTATCAGGACTTATATGATTTTTTAATATCATTCCTATGACACCATACCAACTACCCATAACTAAAACGTCTTTTAGTTTGCCGCCGGTGTCAGGCCAAAATCTTTCTTTATTAATAAATGGAAGGAGATTATTAACAAGCCACTCTTTACTATCAAGTTGTGGGTCGTTAACAGCATTTATAATGTCAAAGCTTCTATAAAGATCAACAGAAGGATCGTACTTGCTTTGTTGGTATATTTCCTCTATTATTTTAAGAGCATTTCTATAAAGATTTTCTCGGTAACTCATATTTCAATCCATTATACATATCAATCGGCGCATCCCATTCCGCCGGGGTTTTAACACTACTTACAATACCGTTTGTAAATGTATTATGCGGTATTTTTTCGTGAACTAAAAATCTATCTATACCTTTATACTTACGCATAAAATAATCTTTGTTGGACATAAAGTGATCCCATACATGGTTCTGTTCACCAGCTATCCATGTAATTACAGAACTATTTATATGTACATCGTAGGCGTGTGGAGCCATATACAAATCATCTTTCCAATAGTCTCTGATTATCGTCAAGCCGCCCCACTTGATAAACTCAGAAGGATCTCTTTTAATATCCATATCTAAATCAAAGAAAAGACATTTGCCTGTAACTGGAAAGTCTTCACTAAACATAGCTAACTTGTTCCACCAATACTTTAACGATGGCTTGTTGAAACACCAAATGATGTTTACTTGTTCATCAATACCTTGTGGGTATTCTGTATAACAATGAAATTTTGCGTTTGGGTAATATTGAACAAGCTGAGAATAAAGCCGATTTACATGGCCTTCGTGATACTTATCTCCGTGCTTTACAAATATAATATTCATTTTAATTTTCCACATACTTTAACACAAGCGTGGCAAGCCGTTTCAGGGGTTTCCCAATGTTCAGGTAACTTTTGTTTGAACCACGTTGATTCCATTATATCATAGATACTACTATAATGTAAATTAAAATCTTTCCAATTATCAATATATTCTTGCATTAATGGATGTTTAGGATCATTATACTTACCAGTTGACGTAATCATATATTGAGTGTTTTCACCTTTTAAATATAATGCCGCGCGTTCTAACGATGTTGAAAGATAACAACATGGAGATACCATACCACTTGCTTGTACTTTAATATTATTTTCGCCGATAGCTAAACAATTTATTTCGTATTCTTTCTTTTTTTGTTTGACAGGCTCAGCTACCTGTGGTATAATAGGTTTATCCTCAATAGGTAATAATTTAGATTGATCTGATTTAATATTGGTAACAATATCTTTATGGCGATGATCACGTACTCTGCGTGTTCTACGTTCCAATCCTTGTTCTCTATCCTGTCGTGTAACTTGTTCTAATGTTTCTGTTTTACCATCTTCATTTAAGAATTCATAAACAGAACCTAACTGAAAGTTGTTTCCTTCCACTTCATCAAACTTAATTGGCTTTTGCACGCGTTCGTTAACCATATTACGAATATCTTCGAGATAGTCTTGATTGTGTTTAAATAAAACAGTAAGTACTTTGATATTTGCATCAGTACCTGAGGTTACTTCTATTGCGTCCAATACTTTATTGAGATCGGATCCTCGGCGATAAAAGCTATGCATTTCTTGGTCAATACCGTCAACATCAAATATAAGTTGAAGTCTTGAACCACCCCACGCCGCAAGGTTAAACCAAAACTCTTCATCTCTCATAGATCCATTTGTATTTATAGAAATACGACAAGTACCTTCTATTGCAAGATACTTAACAATATCCACTAGATCTTTACACATCCCAGGATCACCATAAGTTCCTGAAAAATGAATACACCCAATTGACTGTATAATAGTTGGAGGAAACCACTTCATAAAATCTTTTAAACTGACAGACGTAAGCGGTAACCACTCCATCTTATTTAAATTATTTCTATGATCTGTCCTTGAACACTGCGGACATTTAAGATTACAATGAGTAGTAAGTTCAACGTCAAATGTTAAGTTATGCCATCTCCACGTCATGTGATTGCTTGCTTTAATAAATTAATAGTTTTGTTAACACTTACAACGAAGTGATTATTTACATCTTCTATTTTTGCAAGAGGTTTCAGTTTATTTATGATTTCGTTTATATGATCGTTACTTAAATTTGTTAATGAAAAATCTTCAGTGTGTGATCTACCAGACCGGTCGTATACATTTACAAAAATACCAAAATTGTTTTCGTATCCATATTTAAAAAACTTATCAATATTTGGCGCATTTATTGACATTAAAGTAGAATTTATTTTTACATTATGAGACCCTAGTTTATCTTTAAACTTTTGAATATTAGCAAATGTATTTTCATATTTACCACCAATGCGAATTAAAGCATATTCATCAGGATCCACAGTATCTAACGATAAAGATATTTTCATATTCTTTAATATATCACAAAACCTATCTACCTTTTTATTATATATGCTTCCGTTTGTAGTAATATCAATTTCCATATTTGGATTTAATTCTACAATTAATTGTGCTATTTTATAAAAGCCTTTATGCGCAAACGGTTCTCCACCAGTAAATCTTATTGTTTCTAAATGAGGAATAAACTCTTTTAGCTGTTCTAAAAGCTCTGCAAGGTTTTCATCATCATCAAATACGTTTGGCTCGTATACTTTTAAATCTTTGTCTCGTCCTAACATATGTTTTGAAGATAATTCGCCAAGGCACATTGGGCATGCCATATTACAAAGATTACTAATTTCAAATTCAAATACTTTTGGATAATTTACACTATCCATTGCGTGTTTTAATCTATTATGATATGGAGGATTCCAATCGTAATCATGAATAGGTGGCGGAACTTTATTTTTAATTCTAGATCCGCAAACCTTTTTACAACCGTGATGTATTGTGTTGTTTAAAAATTCCTGTCTATATTCTTCGTTGACTTCCCCGAACCAATAGTCTCTTAAACCTTTCTTTCCTTTTTCCCATTTCATATTCTTTAATGCAAAACAGCATGGCTTTATATTACCTGTACGCCCAATCCTCATATGATTAAAGGCTGCATAGCAACTTATAATTTTATCAGACTCTGGAATATTCCGTTTACTTTGAAAGTGATCCCATTCTTCAGGACTGTTTTCACTTGATACTTTTGGATATTCTTTCCAAGGCTTTGAATATAAATCTTCAGTCATTTTAATCTTTCAATGTATTGGTTAAACATAAATATATTTTTATTTGTTAATTCTGTATTTGAATTATTATTAGGAGTGAGCTGTTTCAAGTGTGTTTTTAATTCGTTAATATATTCTTTTGTTCCTAATTCAACTTTCATTGGATTTATAACGTCTTCGTATTCTTTACCGTGCCACATAGGTTCAATAATGTGATATGAAAATTTAATACCTTTTTCATTACACCAAGAAACAATATTTGGCAATTCTTTTACATTCTTTTTACTTACAACAAATGAACAGCCAACCTCTGCGCCAGAATTAAGAAACGTTTCAATATTGTTCATAACTTCATTAAAATTTCCATTGACTCTCAACTTAGGATATAGCTCAGGATCTAAAGTATCTAACGATACCGTGAAACGAGTGTTTGGTCTTTTTGCCAGTTTTCTAACTACGCCATTCATAACACTACCGTTTGTTGTAAAGTGAAGTGTAAGGTTTTTTGGTTGCTCTTCATCAATCATTTTAATAATATCAAACACAACTCTTTGAGCAAACGGTTCCCCGCCAGTAAAATTTAATCTGTAGATGTTGTGTATAATAGATCGCAAATCTTCAATGAATGCTTTTCTAATTTTTGGATCATCAAATATACTTTGAAATGTTTTGTCGTTCTGAAGGCCTAATCTTTCCATATGTTGAGAAGAACACCAAGGGCTACAAAAAGGACATTCGTAATTACAAGTATTAGATAATTCTAATTCTATTTCACGAGGAAATTCATGTGATACACTACGATCGCCTCCAACCCAATCGTAATCTAAACTTGAAGGCGGCTTATCTTGTTTGCATTGTTTTACGCAATATTCACAAAAGCTTTCGTGTAAGCTTCCTTCCATTGCTTCAATTCGCATACTTTCATAAACATTGTCATTCCAACATTCTAATAAAGATTTATTAGGACTCCAAGTTGGAACATCCGTATACTTATTTTCTTCTAAGCCTTTTTGATTTACAAATGGACAAGGTCTAATAGATCCTTTTTTATCAATATGCATAGCTTGAAACGGAGCCCAGCAAGTAATTTGTTTTTCAAATTGTGACATGCCGTCCAGACTTCTATACTTATTTACAACATCAACATATTTCATTTTCTATATTCCTGTAAATAAGGAGCAAGCTCCCAAATGTCTTCATTATTTTCTCGTGCAACGTGGCAATAGTCAATCCACTTTACCATACGATCTTGCCATTTTGGTTTTTCATCAACAAATAATCCTGGCTTACAACTATTCATATTACCAAGACCGTGCGCTATTAAATTTGGTTGAATATAAGCTTGATGTTGTTCGTTGAATACCCACGGATCAGAATTTAAATAATTATAAAACTTATCCAATCCTTCTTGAATATGATGGTCGTGCAAATATAATGGAGAACAATATTTTGGAAACGTAACCATATTAGCCATGTTTATCCGTTGTACACCAGGAATATCTTTCCAAAAGTCAATCAGTTCAGGCAAATGCATCCAATTATAAACAGACACAGTTGAAACTACAGAACAAACACGCCCTCCATAATTATGATAACGATTAATATTATTTACTGTCTTTTCAAAATTACCGCCACGGATCCAATTATATAATTCGCCAATACCATCTATACTTGCCTGTAAATGGACTTCGTCTAACTTGTGTAATAATTCTATAACCGTGTTTGTTACCAGCTGCATGTTAGTACAAATTTCAACTCTGCAACTAGGATTTGTGTCAGCAAGCTTTCTTAATATTTTTATATTATTTTGATCTGCAAACGGTTCCCCGCCTTTGATAGTCAAATGTTGCAACCCAGGAACAATTTCAAGTACTTTGTCAACATCAGCTTTG